TCTTAAAAACCACATTTGATATTCTTTTGTAGTTCTGTCATTACTCAATTCTTTAAACATCTCTGTTTTCTTTGAACGCATATCTTCCAATGTTTCTTGTTTACCATAACAATCTATACTATAGCGTTTTAAAATACCGTGTTGGTCCAGATGATTATGTTGTTCCATTTGAAATAAAAACATAGCAATACACATTAATCTATCTTTATTATAATGCGGCATATTTGCATACAAGAAACTTAAATAAAAAGCCAAAATAGTATCTATTGTTGCAATTTTTATATTCTTTCCATCAACTGTAATTTCATTGTAACTATGACAAGCGATTGGTTCATAAATGTATGCCATACTATATTTACCAACAACTATTTCTACATGCCTGGGAATAATTTCACCAATGGATTTATGTTTAATTATTTTTATATCTTTAAATTTCTCTTTTTGTAGACGCTCCTTCGCGATTAATGCACATTTATCTGGGTCATCCGAAATAATATCAAAATCAGGGATTGAGTCCACTAACTTCTTTTTGGATTCTGGCATATGATTTGCATATAAATGTGTTGAATACCCGCCAAAAAATACGGAACTATTATCTATAAAAATATCTCGCATTAATAAATGTAGTCGTTCTTCATTTTTCAATGATATATCCATTTTCTTCGTAAAATCAACCGCAAAACAGTTTTTCTCTAATTTCATTGGATAATATTTATTCAATATACTTAATCGTTTTGAAACTTTTTCCCAACGCGACACATCTCCTGCTGGTCTTGACAATTCTAAATACATCGCCATTCGTAAATAATCAGGAGGCGCATATTTTATACCCGCTATTTGTATAGCATCTTTTGTTATAGAGTTATAAATCTCACTATGTAAAAACGTAATGTCTGCTATGGGAATAAAATTAACAAACACTTTAAATGTACCATAATGAACACCTGACTTCGCTTCTACTTCCGTATATCCCGCCTTATAATATATATCTGCAAGTTCTTTGGCATCTTCTAAAGCATTCGCCGAAAAAAAATCATAATCAGGTATTTCTATATCTCTTTTATAAAATTGTGCATATGTTGGTAAAATATTGTTAATGGCAGTTCCGCCATAACATATCAACTTCTTTTTGATAATAAAATCCTCCACTATTTTTAACATTTCTTGAATATCCTTGCTGTTAACCTTTTTACGTCCTTGTAATTTCTCAGTTTCATCCACAGCATGACGCAATATTGCTAACTCACAATCTTCAAATGTCATATCATCCTCACATAATTTTGTATTAAATTTCCTTTTTGGTTTATTAGAAGTCTTCTTTTTGGTTTGTCCACCCATATTATTTATAATATAATATAATTAGAAATAATATTACTAAACTTCATTAATGAGAGTTGTCTTAATTTACTTAGTAAAAAATTTTAATGCACTTGCGAGTGGAACTATACCTGCGTTCATATCATTAAAAAACTCCTCATATTTTTTAAAATTTTCATCTACTATTTGAAATTGACATAATAAATTTTGACAACCATGGTTTACTATAAATTCTTTATATGCTGGGTTTGACTTATTTATTACTATATCAGGTTGTACCATTTTCATATTTTTTGATGTTGTATGTATATTATCATCTTTTAGTAATACTGGTTTTCTTGCATGACCTAATAAATCTGTGTAATGATATAAATTCAAGTATTCACTACCACTTTCAAGATTCATATACTTTGTTAAATCATAACAATTTATTGCCCCCTTTTCACATGATGTATGGTCATTATAATCATAGTTTACTGTTTTATCTACTATTATTACTACTTTACCCATTACATCTTTTAATTTTGTCTCCTTAGTAATTTTACCATCATATATCACAGATTTTAATGTTGCATCTATTGACGTTGCTACTGCATGATATATGTTTGAGTCGTTGGGTTTTATTCGCAAATTAATAAATAAAGGGTCTTTATTGTTTGGAGAACCTTGAGAAAATGCATTGGTTGCAACTGTTGTCAATATTTTATCCAACAGTACGCTATTTTGTGTATCTAATAAAATATATGATTTATCACTTGATACTGCAACCATCGGTTTGAACACATTTTGTTCTTTTATATGAAATACTTCAAAGTCCAAAAAACGACAACCTCGTTTTAATACTTCCTTTACCATATTTGTACTAACATATTTACCACTACATGCCGAGTTATAAGATGCTTTTATACAATATTCATGTAATGGCATTTTCGCATATTTATTAGATATACTTTGAAGGTTGTTGAACTCATTGTATTTAGCTACTACGTCTTTAACTTCGTTTTCTGCTGGTTCAAATCCTTCTATCGTTTTTGAAAAACCTTCTGTCGTTTTTGTATCTAAATTATTCAATATTATACGCCTTTTATATTTCAAATTATATAACAGATAAATTATTAGTATTATTGAAATAATTAATAGGATCAAATGGAAATTATTAATCATATTTATATTTTATGTATATATAAACAAATATAATAAAAATATAGTATATAACTTATTCAATGGCTGGTGGATTACTAAATATAGTCGCTGTCGGTGCAAATAACATTTTTTTAACAGGTGACCCATGTAAAACATTTTTCAAAGCTACCTATGCAAAATACAGCAATTTTGGACTACAAAAATTTAGAATAGATTATGACGGACAACGAGATTTACGAAAGGCAGAACCGTCTACATTTACGTTTAAAATTCCACGTTATGCTGATTTATTGATGGACACCTATATTGTTGTTGCATTACCTGATATATGGAGTCCAATCTATCCTCCTACGCAAGATACTGGTTATAAATGGGCTCCATATGAATTTAAATGGATTAAAAATATTGGAACTCACATGATTAAAGAAGTTACTATTACATGTGGGTCTTTAACATTACAACGATATACTGGTGAATATATGGCAGCAATGGTTGACCGTGATTTTTCTACTGAAAAAAAGGAATTATTTAACAATATGACTGGTAATATTACTGAATTAAATGACCCAGCATATGCTCATGGACGAAGTAATACATATCCATCCGCGTCATTCACACCTGACCTTAATGGTGCTGAACCATCCATACGAGGACGCAACCTTTATATACCTATTAATACTTGGTTTACATTAAACAGTACATGTGCGTTTCCATTAGTTGCACTTCAATACAATGAATTAGTTGTCTCAGTTACTATGAGACCCATTCAAGAATTATTCCAAATACGAGATGTTTTTGATGTTGAGTATAATTATCCTTATATACAACCAGATTTCAATCAAAACCGATTCCAAATGTATCGTTATTTACAAACACCTCCTACTGGATTTATTAATGCAACTGATTATGATAATCCAGTTTCAACATGGAATGCTGATATTCACTTACTATCTACTTATTGCTTTTTATCTAAAGAAGAAACACAAGTTTTTGCTAAAGATGACCACGTGTATCTTGTAAAAGATGTGTTTGAACACAAATATGAAAATGTTACTGGGTCTAAACGCGTTAAAGTCAATTCAAATGGTATGGTTTCCAGTTGGATGTGGTTTTTGCAACGCAACGACGTAAATTTACGTAATGAATGGAGCAATTATACCAACTGGCCATATGATAAATTACCTTCTAATATTACATTAGCACCAAACGAACCTTTACTCGGTATGGAATATGATTTATCGTATGGTATTGGTATTCATCCTGGAGTTAATAATGTTACAAATAGTGGTATCGCGATTACTGGTGTTTATCATAATGAAAATCGTAGAGATATTTTAGAAACCATGGGGATTTTATTAAATGGTGAATATAGAGAAAATACATTAACCCGTGGGATCTATGACTTTGTTGAAAAATATACACGTACTGGAGGAGCCGCGAAAGAAGGTCTATATTGTTACAATTTCTGTTTAAATACAAGTCCACATGAATATCAACCTACTGGTGCAATCAATTTAAGTAAATTCAAAACAATTGAACTGGAAATTAATACATATTCTCCCACTATTGATTATGTAAATTCCAGTTACGATATTGTATGTGATGCTGAATTTGGTGAACCCATCGGTGTTCGTAAATCTAATTGGCGATTATTTGAATACAATTATAATTTAACACTATACGAAGAACGTTATAATATTTTATCTTTTATTGGTGGAAATTGTGGCATGTTATATTCCAGATAATACTGCATGTTTCCTTATATAGCAACCTTTTATTTACGATTTTTACAGTATTCGTTTCATATATTGAGTAAAAATTAACAGAATATATATAATTGTTATTATATATATACGCCAACACCTTATGGGAGATACTATTGACAATGAAAATAATATAAAACATAATGATAAAAAACCTGATTTAAATAGGTCTTTTAGCAATAACAATAATGCAGATATTCGTGATTTTCAAAGTGAACATATGATTCATAAGTTAAAAAAAATAAAAAAAAAGA